TCGACTACATCCTTAACCGCCTCGAGGCACCGTCTGAGGATCTTCTCTTCATTCCGAATCATCAGCACAAGAACAAACTTCGGCATACCGCGTCGGTTTAGTCAAACTCCTAGACTCGTCTGTAAACAAATGAGTACTGAGTTTGTAAAGTCTAGTCTCCGCGAGAACCTTACGCGGGTGCTCGTTCCTCATGTCGCGGACGGTCTCTGGAGCATCTACGACAACGGCAAGACGGCCTGTGAGCGCAACGGTCAGCCCGATCAGATCCTGAAGACGTTCCAGAACCTGCTGACGCAGATTCCCAAGTGGAGCCCGGAGACACTGAAGAAGGAGGTGGATCGTATTGCTCTCGCGTCCAAGTGCGAGTACCTTGAGGATCTTTTACTGGGTGTGTTCGTCAGTTACATTCGTGCGTTTGCTGCGCTGCAGCAGACAGAGAAGGCTCACGTGCAGATTGATTTCAAGCGTCCGTCCGTTGAGACATTTGTCCACAGCCTCTACAAGCAGTCTGCTCGTCTCTCGTGGTCATCTGCCTACCTGTTCAAGACAGTGGGTGTCACGTCTGAGCAACAGGCGCGTAACCGCCGCGATATCGAGACGATGATCGGAGGTGCGATGAACGAAGTCATCGACAGCTTCATTCCCTGGAAGGACATCAGCACTGCCTATTTCAAGAGCGAGGCTGGGGAGGCTGCACCTGAGGCGCCGAAGGAGGAGGCTCCGGCTCCGGCTCCGGCTCCGGCCGCACCTGCCCCTGCGCTTGTCGAGACGCCTCCCGAGCCTCCTAAGGCCGTACAGTTCGACGAAGAGTCCGACGATGACTCGGATGCGCCTCCGGCTATTTCGCTGGGCGAGGACATCAAGCTCGACGATTCCGAGTTCGAAACCGATGATGATGACGAGTCCGTCAAGGTGACGGCCGAGGAGACAGTGTCTCTGAACCTTTGATTCGTTTGACCACAGGTATAAAAAAATAGACTCCCAATAAATGTCGGAGGTTTACACGTATGGCTTAATCATTGGTGCGGTTGTCGTGGTGGTGTTAGTTCTGTATGTGATGGATCGTCGCAGCAAGGAGCAGCCCATCGATCCGGTCGATGCGGCCAAGGTAGTGGGTGGCGCGGGTGTTCTCACAGCTGGAGTGGTGTATGCGCTGGGAGGTGCGGATGCAGCGGAGCCAATGGTGACTGCGGTGCAGGATATGTTCACGGGTAAGCCCAGCTTCTGAGAAACTTTCTCAACTTCATACAAACAAAATGTGGATGTCTCTGTATGCCGCCGTTCTCTTCTTCGTTCTGACGCCGGGTGTCCTCCTGTCCCTGCCGCCGGGTGGCAGCCGCACGACGGTCGCCCTGACCCACGCGGTGGTCTTCGGTGTTGTGTGGACGCTGACGCACAAGATGGTGTGGCGCATGGTGGGCAAGTAACTCATTCTCCAATCACTAACACCTTCGTTGTCGGTGAGACGGTTGTGACATACTGATTGAACTTTGAAATCTCCTTCCTCGGAACCGCGCTTTCCTTCAGATACCGCGTAATCGCCTTGTACAGATCAAAGCCGTGGTAGCGGTCGTGGTTATCACCCTTCTTCCTGAAAACCACCGAAGAACCATCCGGAAGCGTCGTCCAGTGTTTGAACATCTCAAACAGTGGATGATCCGTCTTCTGCGTCGGCCCCTCGGGGAACATATCCCAAAACATGCTCGATGCGAACCGCGCAAGATCGAACGACGGATTCAGGGCGATGCGCGGAGACTTTGAGTCGTGGAACGGCTCAATGTTATACTGCCCACCTGCCTCCTCGTCCGGCTTGAACTGCGAACTCATAAAGAACCGCGGCTCCTTCATGCCTGTCAGCTTCACAGAGAAGGTCGCACGATCGAAGTCAATGATCTTCATCAGGATACCATACGTAGGTACGCGGTACGTCACACCGTGGTGACGGTAGAACAGAAATTCTTCCGCAGTCGGCACGTACATCACATTGTTGCCATGGAGATCATTGTGAATGAATCCAAAGTTACGCTGGGCGTACGCGAGGGCAAACACAATCTGCGCAACCCATGCAGTGTGCCTCTGCGCATCGTCGGTTGTCTTCATCAGCTCGTAGAAGGTTCCCTCGCACTTCTCCATCACTGTGGTCACGACCGGTACTTCCGTGAACGTCGCCCAAGCAAACTCGTCGTCACCCGCGCTCTCGTCGTCTTCCTCATCCTCAGAACGTTCACTGCAGTCGCAGGAGAGGATATCGTATACATCCTCATCGTCTGACTCCGACTCTTCGCTGTACTCGGAATCCGAAGGCAACTCGTATTCCTCAACCACATCCTCCACGGTCGGCTCCGGGACTGCCTCCACCGTGACATCCTCTGCGTCCAGATCGATATCCTCACCCACCTGAACCGCCATGCGCTGCCCACGAGTGTGCGTGAATCCCTCGCCGCCTTCACCACGGAGACGCAGTTCAAACGTCTTTCCGATATTGTCCACGAACCACTTGCGGTCGCACAGTTCTTCATAGTCGTCCGAGATATTGACTTCATGCTTGGTGGCCATGGCTGCATAGACACCGTAGACACGCGGAAAATGAGGACACTCTGACGTCGACAACGCCGAGGACGCCAACGCGCCCACATACGCTGCTGTATGAGGGCTCTGCATCTGCTCCGAATAACTCTTCGCCGTCTCTGCAGGTTTGGGGAGACCAGGTGCGGAGTACTCGCCCTTCATCGTCTTGAACGGACTCAGGATCATAGTGGTCTTGCGATGTACCTCAAGTGTCTGTCCCTTCGTAGTCTTAATATGGGTGGCATCCACTACAGACTCCACTTCTTCAGGCAGTTTGATTCCATAGTCTGCCATGGACGTCAGTGTCTCCGTCTTGAACAGCTGCTCGAGCGATGGAAAAAACGGCTGGGCATGGGTAAGGTTCCACTGTGCAGCCTGTAACTTCGGGAGCCGGTGGAGCTTCATGTCTACCGCCTGTGTCCTCAAATCCTTCACCATTGTGTTCAGGGCAGGGGAATGAAACATCGTAAGCAGACGCGGAACACTTTCTACCGGTCAGAACAAGATGAACTTCCAGCTACGTAAGTTCGATATTGGGATGCTGAAAGACCGTTGCGAGATTGATTCTCGCAAGAGTCCGATGATCGTGGTCATCGGAAAGAAGGACACGGGGAAGTCGTTCTTGGTTCGTGATATTCTCTACAATACCCAGCAGGACTTTCCTGTTGGAACTGTCATCTCGGGCACGGAGGTGGCGAACGAGTTTTTCCAGCACATGGTTCCATCCAAGTTCATTCACGACAAGTACAGTCCCGACATTGTCACGAACGTCATCAAGCGCCAAATGGTCATGAAGCAGAAACGCAACACATCAAAGACCGGAGGCGGCGGTCAGTCCAACATTGACCCCCGCGCCTTCTTGATTCTGGACGACTGTCTGTACGATGCATCGTGGATCAAGGAGGAGTCTACGCGGTACGTGTTCATGAACGGCCGTCACATTGATATGATGACCATCATCACCATGCAGTATCCCCTGGGTATCACGCCGAACCTGCGCACCAACGTGGACTTTGTCTTCATTCTCCGCGAGAATATCCTAGGTAATCGTCGTAGGATTTACGAGAATTACGCGGGTATGTTTCCTACGTTTGAGATGTTCTGTACGTTCATGGATCAGTGCACGGAGAACTTCGAGTGCCTGGTCATTTGCAATAACGTGAACTCGAACAAGTTGGAGGATCAGGTGTTCTGGTACAAGGCCGCAGATCACCCGCCGTTCAAGATGTGTGATTCAAGTTTATGGGCGAACAACCAGCCGTTTCATTCTGCGATTCTGGCAGCTAACGACTACCGCCCCGGGTCCGTCCAGAAGAAGAACGCCGTTTCCGTGTGGGTGCGGAAGGACGGTGCCGGTGGTGGTGGCGACGCTTAGTGCGACGACCTCCGCGTGGTGGCGCACCGGGGGCAGCTCTGGGGCTGCCAAATCTCTTTGCCCTTGCCGCCTTGGCCTCGTCTGAATCTGGTCTCACTATTCGGATTCCCGGAGGCGCCGGAGCATCAGCAAGAGCCGCCGGAGCATCAGCAAGAGCCGCCGGCGCAGCCGCCGGAGCATCAGCAGGAGCAGCGCGACGTCGCATGCAGCTTAACAGAGTATTCGACGCAACCTGAAGCGCCAACACCGCTCCGGCTCCAGCGAGAGCCGCGTCAAA